CCCCCTTTGTGCGATACCAGCGAGACGCTGGCGATCGGACATTGGCACGGACGGATCCGTGTCGCGGAAGAGCAGGATGCTCAACCGCGTGGTCTCCCCTTTCTGGCCTCTAAAAGGCCTAAACTAAGACGGTCGATCCATGAACCCTTTAATCCCTTACACGAAGACTGGTATACCGCAAACCGTTAGCGTCCCATCCTATTTGTGGTCCACCAAAGGCAGCAAATGCCTCCTGGCGAGTACCACGCTGGACAAGACGTTTCGCGGTGCTGATCTCGAAGCCTCCGTCCTATACGGAAACAAAAACCCGTTGTGGAAGGAGTTGATCGCTCAAGGGGATTGTGCTACTACTCCCATGAGCGGTTATCGAGAGCGGTTCAAACACACCACTGGTCATCACGAGTGTCGCCGCAAGGCGCTCTCGTGCAAAAGCTGTACAAGCGATGACTACTGGATGTTTGAGTGCGTTGGCTTTAACACGCCTTCGCTAACCAGACCTAGTGATCCTAGGGGTACTCCGGGTATATGGACTAACCTAATCACGACCGCAGACAACAAGGCACTGACAGCGCTAGTGAAGTCCTGTGAAAGTACCGAGAGCCTTCAAGAAACTCTCGTGCCGATCGGTGAATTTCGCGAAACGCTGGGCCTCCTGAGGAATGGTGTACGTGGGTTGGTCGGCTCCATCGAAGACTACGTGTCACTCGCAACGAATCGAGTGCGTAGAGCCGAGATGGGTAAAAGGGCTAAGTTCGGCCCGCAGAACGCCGCAGCACTCCACGGACTATCCGACGCCTGGCTCCAGTACTCTTTTGCACTAAAGCCCACTTGCCGAGATATCGAGACGGCCGTCAAGGCTATCCAGAATTTCGGGGTTCAGCGAGCCACTAGAGTTCGCGGATTTGGGAAAGCGGAAGAGTGTTCTATCACCCCCTATGACGGAACCTACTCGCAGTTGGGGTGGGTGAAGTTTGTAGGACAAAACTTAAATTACAAGAGGGTGAAGGTGATCTACACTGGCTCCTGGCAGAATAAGATGTCGACCTTCATGGGTGAAGAGCCTAACTACGGCTTTGATCCTAAGACTTTAGGTCTGACCTTGGATCGGTTTGTTCCAGCATTCTGGGAGCTGATCCCTTATTCGTTCCTCGTCGATTACTTCGCAAACGTTGGCGACTTAATCGGGGCCGTCTCTCTGCGCCACTTTAACATCAGGTGGTTGCAGCGCACGGAGGTTAGGGAGTTCGAAACCGTCCATCCGGGCGGTCAGTTCTTCCCGACATATCCGAGCGATTTTGAGATGCTTCCCGGCGCAGTGCCCGCCACCTACAGCTGGAAACGTTCCTACGTGCAGAGGGCCCAATACACGGGCTGGGCTATACCCAGCTTCGAGTGGAGGATTCCAGGCTTGGACAGCCTGAAGTGGCTTAACATGGCCGCCCTTCTCGGAGGTAGCAGGTCGATACGACGCGGGGTCGCAAGACTCTAAGTCGGTGCCGCACCAAACGGTTTTAATCGTCCAGCAGCGTAACCAGTATAAACCCCTAACCCACTTCCCGCAGTATAGGAGATTGCCGAGATGGCATTCGCTCCAGCCACTCCCGTAACCGGGGGGGCCCAGACGGGCCTCACTTCCCCTACCTACACTATCGCCTCGGCGACTGCTCCCGTGCCCAACGCGAAGCGTTACACCGTCACCGCTCTGGGTGGAACCCAGACCGGGGTCGGTGTGCACGAGATCAGCAAACCGTTCGACCTGACATGCTACCAGCCTTCGCAGTACAAGCTGCTGGGCAGTGTGAATCCGGTCACGGGCGTCGTTGCGAACATCCCGAATAACACCCACGCCGTCGTTGCGAGGCGTGGCGTTGTCCCAGCGTCTGGTCAGGCTCCCCGGATGTGTACCGTTAAGATCATCATGGACACACCCGCCGGCGCCGAAACCTACGACGCAGTCAACGTTCGGGCATGCCTCAGTCTCGCCATCGGAGCTATCTGGGCCCAGTCCAGCGGCTTTGGTGACCTCGCCGTCACAGGCACGATGTAATGTTCCTGCTTCGGCTCGGTTTGCTTCACCGGACACTCAGCTTTCTGCTCTCTGTTACACACGGACGCGCACCCTCGGGTTCGCGCTCGCTGTCGTTTCGGGATCACTGGGAGAACTTCCCCTATGACCCCTCCAAGAAGCAGAAGCCACCGGTAGACTGAGCGTAATCTGCAACCTAGTGTAGGGAGAAGACCATGAACCTAAACTCTGGTGCTCTTTACTCACACCTCCGAGCTGATCTGGCCGCATGGGTTCCTCTGGATGAGGAGTTGTTGCCCATGTGGCCGGTAGGCGCCACCTACAAGGAAGTAGCCGCACATCGTCTTGCTGAAGGCCTCCTCAAAAAGAACATTGATGAGGTAGAACCCGAAGCAGATGAGCGGGCGCTGCAGAAGTTCCTCGATTCCAACCGAGGATGCAGTGAGTGGAAAGACCTGCCAAAGTCGTCTAGCGGTGGTTTCCAAAGCCACCGGGATGAAGTGCTACTAGGGACCTTTAAGAGTCTCATGCACCGATTCTGGTATACCGATGGTGACTCACCTCTCGTGTTAGGATGGGAGCAGATTTTCGCTCGCTCCAAGCATGGACCAGGTGCCGCTATCGGCGTAGGCTGGGAGTCGTCGTATGCAAAGCTCTCGGCTGGCCCAATGACGACAACATCGGACTCGCTGTATGACCTGTACAGGATATTGTGTAAGGGCGACCCGACGCTTGAGGCTGCGGAAGTACTTCGCGCCGATAGCCACGGTATTGCCCAACAGGTCAGAGGTGGACGTCTAGGCTTCGTTCCAAAGAAACGCGACATCTCACGGACAACTGAAATACAGCCAAGCCTTAATATGTACCTACAACTGGGCTTTGGCGCTATTCTTGAGGACCGGCTGAAGCAGTTCTTCGGGATCAACCTGGAGGACCAGCCTCTCAAGAACCGTGAGCTCGCTCGTCAGGGGAGTATCGACGATGAGATTTGTACAATCGATTTGTCGGAAGCCTCCAACTCGGTCGCTCTGACCATGTGCCGCGCATACCTCCCCAGGGATTTTATGTACTACCTGGAGACGCTGCGTTGCAAACAGATCCAGCTGCCGAGATTCAGTTACGATACAGACGAGTGGGAACCGCTACATGCTCTCAACGATGGGGAACGGGTTCACCTTCCCTGTCGAGACCATGATATTTGCGGGTGTCGTTGTTGCTGCTTACCAGGTTTACATGGGAACCTCCCCTGTGATCTGGGACGGGCCGTACATCAACTCAGTGCGGCCCGCCGCTTGCGACTTTGGGGTGTTTGGCGACGACATCATTTGCAACCGCAAGGTTGTCCGTGGTGTCCTACGTCTGCTTGACCTCCTGGGTTTTAAAGTTAACAGCTCCAAGTCCTTTGTTGAGGGACCGTTTCGCGAGTCCTGTGGAGCCGATTGGTATCTCGGCAAGGAAGTGCGTCCAGTATACTGTAAATCGCTGGCCACTCTGCAGGACCGTTATGCCCTCGTCAACGCACTCAATCGGTGGACCGCAAAGACAGGGATCTGTCTAGCGCAAACCGTGTCCTACATTCTCTCCTCCGTGCCGCGTCATGCGGTTCCTCGGTGGGAGTCGGACGATGCAGGTCTGCACTTGCCGTTGTCATTTGTTATTAGCCCGAAGCGTAGTCGTCGATACCATGGTTCGTTTTTGTACCATGCTTGGCGACCGACGCTCAACCAGGTTGTCCTGGGTGGGGACGGCACTGTAACCTTGCGTTTGAGTGGACCACACAGTAGCAATTCCCGGAAGGAGGCACGTCGAATGGCCGGTAAAGCGAAAGCCTATGGCTTGCCGACGTACAATCCTTTTGGGATCCTGCACTGTGCTCTAGGGGGCTTGCTTGAAGGTCGTAAGGCGTCGTTGATGTTAGACGATGCTGATGCCTCCCCAAGTAATGGTTCAGTGACCTTCACCGTGAGGCAAATACACGGAGTC